GTGGTATTCCCTTTCCTTTCATCATTTTCGGCCTCAGGTTTAGGAGCTTCCACGTCGGCCGGAGGCGTGGTGTCCTGCTTTGCTTCTTCTTCCTCGAGTTCTTTTTCAAGATCCTCGATCTGCTTGCCGAGGTTATCCTTCTCGGCCTCATGCGCTGCCTCTTCGGCATCGAAAGTATCAACCGCTTCCTCTACCGCGCTGCGCTCTTCTTCGGTCTGGGCCTCATCAATGGACGCTGTCAGCTCTGCCTTGCGGGTTTCGAATTCAGCATCTTTTTCTCTGAGGGCATCCAGTTTCTTTCTGGCATCCGTAATTTTTTTACGGAGCATAAAAGCTTTGAGTGCCATTATTCGGCTTCCTCCTTATTCAGTTTTGCGTGCATTTCAGCACGCCATTTTTCAGTTTTCCGCTTCTGGATTTCTTCATAATCTGCCTTCCGTGCGGAGACTTCGGTTGCCTCATAGGCAGGGAACGTGCAAACAGACACCTCAAACAGTTTGACCTTGCGAATCGTCCAGTGAATGGAGCCGTCCTCGCGGAATTCGGTTTCCTCGGATTCGATCATAAAGCCGAAGCTGCACTGGTTGACGTCGCCCCGTTTCACACGTTCGTACAGGTTCATTGCATCGCTGTCGTTCGGATTGACTTTGATCTTTCCCCACAGCCCGTGTGAATCTTCCCGGAGCTCCAGTGTACCGGCTTTATTTCTCCCCAGCACCAGAGTGTCGTTGTGGTTGACCAGGGCACGGATGTCATCGCCGAGGGTTTCCGAAAAAGCCCCCGGAGCTACACTCTCCGTTGCTCCCGGCCACAGTTCGTAGATGCTATTAAACACAGAGAAGTATCCTTCGATTGAAAGGTCTCCCTCTGCTTCTCTCACTTGAAACTGAGAAGCATCGCTTCTCAACTGGCGGATTTTCCTATCCATTGTTTCCATCTTCAATCTCCTTCCTTATCTGGCATTTCGCCGCTGTCGGGCTGTTAACCCACCATCCTTTGCAGTTTTTGAAATACTGGAAGAGACACAGCTCTCCGGTTTTCTTGCAGTACACCCGCATCATGTCGCCGTGCTGGGCTTGCGGGCAGTCAAGCTGTATCTTCATTTCAGCTTCTCCTGGTCCCCGCTCTTGTCGTACGGGATATAGTTCTCCAGTATCTTGAATTCCTTCAGTCCTGCAGGAGGCAGGTGCATCCGGTCACGCCATTCATCGCCGCAGACAAATCCACGGTCGGAACCGGCGAGGAGAATATCACTGACGGCCTTTAGATCGTAATCCATCAGGCTCCAGTAATTCAGGTAGATGTACCACTTCGGAGAAATGATCAGGCAGCGCGTCAGCTCCTGCTGGATGTTCAGAGCGATGGCCTTGACCTTTGTCTGGATGAATCTATTCCACTCTTCCCGATTGAACGTCCCGACGCCCAGCAGGAATGCCGGGACGCCGATCACCGCCGCGACGGTTTTCTTGTCGAGCTCCACGGTGTCCTTAATGGCCAGATCTGCCAGCGTCAGCGGTCGTACCTCCTGAACCTCGAATTGCTCCGCCGGAATCAGCCACGGTTCTCCGGTGGTGGACGGTTTTACATAGCTGTCGAGCAGTTTTTGCCGTCCTGCCGGCGTCGCGAATTCATCAGCCAGGGCATCCACCTTCACGATGATGTTCGGTTTATATTCCGATGACATGAAGGCGTTCTCCGTCTTCTGGGCCTGCTTCAGGTTGTTGGCTATATCCTTCAGCGTCACTGTGACGCCTCGGCCCATCCACAGGTACGTTGGATCCGGATTGTAGACGAAATGCAGAAGGTTGTTCGGATCCTTAGGAATCCCATCGATTAAAACCCTATAGTCTCTATAGGAATTGCCGACCGGCTGGAAAGTTACCCGGCTGGCCGAGATCGGTTCCAGACTTTCCAGATTCCCTTCATGCGTGTGCGGCACACAGATTCCGTTGCCTTTCCCGTACAGGAGCATGTTCATAACGTTGGCCGTCATCCAATGGATGCGCGTCATGTTCCGGTTCGGTTCGATGTCAATCTTCCGGGAGAGCTCGTTGAGGATCCTCCTGTCTCCGTCCGGTCCATTCTCCATCAGGTAAATGGTCATGCTGCCGATCAGCTCTGCTATCCGGAGGCATGCCGTCTGGATCTCCGGATTGTCTGATAGCCGGGTGTACCCGGATGCACAGCAATCATCGAACAGGTCCGCCAGCACAAACGCTGCTACCTTGTTTTCCTTCTCGATATTGCTTAAGTCTCGCTTATTCAGTTTCGGGTTATTTCGTCTTTTTCCACTCACTATTCATCACCCCACCAGCTTGAATTTTTATTGATGCGCTCCATGCCCTCCAGGTAACGCACGCAGGCAAACACTGACGCATCGAAAAGGTCTATCCTGCTCTGCTGCTGGACCTTTTCGTACTGTATCATGTCATCGGTTTTCTCAACGGCCGAGACGTTTCCGACGCAGTATTCAAACGCACTGCTGTGGAGGTAATAAAGCGCTCCGTCTTTTGCGGCCTTCTCGATATGTCGGAAGCCCTCAGATTTCTTGTAGTAATACTGGGGCTGATCAATGATGTTGAAGCCGGCCTGCTTCATGCCGATGAAATATTCCCGGCTGAATTTCCGGTCATGGCCGACCTGGGCGATCCGGAATCCCATTCCCCGCATTGTCTTAAACCAGTTGATGACGTCGCCCTGGTTGACCGTCGGAGAGTTGCACATGGTCAGGAAGCCGTCATCCGCCCATCCGAAGAGCGGGATATTATCCTCATCGGCCTTTTTGTATGCTGCCGTGATCGGGAAGAAAGCATGCGTGATGATGATATCGACGCCCTTGTAATTCCCATATAGCGCCGTGGCCGTGAGGTCGTGCATCTTAGAAAGGTCCGCTCCTCCAAACCACTTGACCGGCAGCTTGGCCAGCTCTTCCAGCGTCCAGTTGTACTTTGCGTCAGATCTCTTGAATTCATCCACATTGAAATAGGCCCGCATGGCCGAGGTGTAGATGTTCAGGCTTCTGGATAGGAAGTCCTTCCGCTGCTGTGGATCGTTCTGGGCCTGCAGCGCATCGTTCATAATGTCCGATGGCCGGATGGTCACGTTGTAACACGGGTTTGCCTTCTGCTGCTGCTCGGCGGAGGTGAAGTCCACGTCTCCGTTTTCGTCCTGGTCTGCCCGGGAGATGAACACAAAATAGGAATCATCCTTCACCTGCCCGCTCACCACCTTGGTGCAATACTCGAGGCGCTGGTAGCAGAAACTATTGGGATTGTCGCCGGCCGTCGTGATTCCGATCATCAGCTTGTTGGTGTATGCCTTCATGGCTTCTTTGAATCGGTTGTACTGTCCCGGCTCTTTGAAGACATGCAGCTCATCTGCAATGGCAATATTGCAGTTTAGGGAGTCCTGTAGTTTCGGGCTTGCCGCCAGTGCTTCAATGTGGATGGAGCCGACGGCCGCTCCCGTCTCGTCCCGGAACGTGTGCTCTATGGAGTGGCCGAAGGAATTGTCACGGATGCGCATCATGTCGGCCACTCCGTTTGAGGACAGTGAATTGATGATGAAATGGAAAGACTGATTTGCCTGCTTCTGCGACCCGGCCACGATGTAGACGGTGGACCCTGATTTCCTTTCCAGCAGGGAAAGGCCCCAGCTCAGAGCTGCCACCATGGTGGTCTTGCCGTTCTTTCTGGGGATAAAAATAAACGCCTCTTTATATCGGCGTTCCTTAGTTCCCTTGTAGTACCAGGCTACAAGGTTGTAAATGACGAATACCTGCCACGGCTGCATAATCAGCGGTTTCCCCAGCAGAGGCGTGCCGTCCAGGGCTTCCCCTTGCTTGTGGACCATCGTCCGCTCTATCATACCGAGCACAAACACGGCCTCTTTGTCGTGCAGTTCCAGATCTTCCCGCTGCAGATCGTCCAGGAACCGCTGACCGGCCATGATGACTTCTTTCCCGGCTAACAGCTTCCCGGATACCAGATCTTTGGCATACTGTATGGCTATCGCCTTATAGTCACGTGTCCGGGTATTCAAAGTCTTTCAGTGCAGCTGAATGAGGATCCAGCCGCCGAATCTGCTCCGCCTCGATATCTTAATTCTTCTATCATGCGGATGGCGTCAGGCCGAGCTCCCGCCAGTATGCCAGAGCGGAGCTTTCGCATTCCTGTACCACCTTCAGCTGCGGATGCACCACGGTGTTTTTGTTGCCGCCTTTGTTGGTGTAGTTTGCGAGTGTCTTCTTTGTCTTTTTCCATTGGCCGAGGGCGATGTCCCGGCGCTCCATAATGTCCGCCAGGATCTCTATCAGGTCATCAAAAAACGGCTGGTAGGTGCCGGCAGATCTGCAGGAGGCCGTGATCCGCTCCCTCCATAGTATCGCGTCCATTTTTTACCCCTTTTCTCTGAAATTCCCCCGCCTGTATAAAAAGC